GAATTAGTAAAACATAAAGATGAAATTGAGTCACTAAAATCTCAACTTAAAGAGAATGCTGACAAAATTAACTTACCTAAAACTAAAGACGAGGTAGATGCATGGAAACAAAAGTATCCTGATGTTTATGATATTATTGAAACTATTGCATACACCAAAGCTGAAGAAAAAGCTAAGAAAGTTGAAGCTGAACTTAAAACCTTAGAGACTGAACAAATAGCAGTCAAACAAGAGAAAGCAGAAGTTGAATTAGCAAAGTTACATCCTGACTACCAAGATCTTAGAAAAAGTGAAGACTTTCATAAGTGGGTAGAACAACAAGATGAAGCAATCAAAGGTTGGTTATACAGTAATGCAACTAATGCTAAATTAGCAGCTAGAGCAATAGATTTATACAAAGCTGATAAAAATATTGTTAAAAAGAAAGCTGATTCAAAGTTAGAAGCATCAAAGTCAGTAACCTCTACAACTAAAAAAGATGTAGATGCTAGTACCAAAAAAGTCTGGAAGATAAGTGAGATCAGTAAAATGAGACCTGCTCAGTTTGAAAAATATGAGAAGGAGATAGATCTTGCTAGGAAAGAAGGTAGAATTGTTAATGGTTAATCTTTAACAATCTTATAGGAGGATTATTATGGCAATATCAAAATCGGCAGGTTACGATAACCTACCTTCAGGTAATTTTTTACCTATTATCTATAGCCAAAAAGTCCAAAAGTTCTTTAGAACTGCATCAGTAGTAGAAGATATAACTAATACAGACTATGCAGGAGAGATTGAAGCCTACGGAGATACTGTTAACATTATTAAGGAACCAACAATTAGTGTGAGTTCATACACAAGAGGTGGTCAGATCAACATCCAAAACTTGGCTGATGATCAACTACAACTTACTGTAGACCAAGCTAATGCGTTTGCTTTTAAGGTTGACGATATCGAAGAAAGACAATCTCATGTGAACTTCGAGGCTTTGGCGACTTCTTCTGGAGCATATGCTCTAAAAGATGCATACGATGAAAATGTTATAGCAGCAATGGTATCTGGTGCAGGTACAACTATCGGTTCAGATGGTTCAGGTACAGACACAGGTTTTGGTTCATCCGAAACAGATCCGTTAGAAATCATGGCGAATGCGTCCAAGAGACTACACGGAAATGATGTGCCTTTCGAGAACAGATGGTTTTTAGGTAGCCCAGAGTTCTATGAGGCTTTAGCAAGTTCATCATCAAAACTACTAGACGCATCCGTAACTGGAGATGCAGCATCACCTATCAGAAATGGTAGAGTAATGGACGGCATCATTCAAGGTTTCAGATGTTATATGACTAATAACTTTGCAGCTTCTTCAACATCAAATTACTTTAAAGTATTATTTGGTCACATGTCTTCAACTGCTACTGCTAATGCAATTGCAAAAACAGAAGTAGTAAGAGACCCTGACTCATTTGCTGATATTGTAAGAGGTTTGCATGTGTTTGGCAGAAAGGTACTTCGTTCAGAAGCACTTATGGTCAGACACTTATTAATTGACTAATAGGAGGAATAACTAATGGCAACAGTCGATAAAACAACTGGCGGTACCGCAGGTCATCCTTCTACTAGAAGGAAGCCTTACTGGGTAGAGAATACAGTGGACTTTTCGCTTTTCGACCCAGCAGCTAATGATGTAGTACAGATGTTAAATGTACCTGCTGAAACTCTTGTTATCAACGCAGGACTTGAAGTACTAACAGCTTCACCTTCAAGTGTTACACTTGATTTAGGTGATGGTGGCGATGTAGATAGATACATAGATGGATTAGATTCCACATCTACAGGTCACGGTGCTCAAGTAGCTAACGCATCAAATGTAGGACATGTATATGGTTCTGCTGACACAATTGATGTTAAAGTGTTAGGTGCAACTGATAACGCAAGTAAAATCAGAGTATGGGCAGTAATGTGTGATGTAAGCGGTTCAGACGAAACTGCTTCAAACTCATCATAATAACATAAAAAAAAGGGGGGGAGCGTATGCTCCCCTTTTACAAACATGGCAACTTGGAATAAAACAGATACTGAAACAAAAGAAGAAATAGCACAACAAGAACAAAAAGATAAATGCGAGTGTTCTAACAAAATTGAAAAACTAGAACAACAGATAAAAGAATTAAATAATAAATTGGAGGCAATAATATTTACTAGATAATGGCAACTTACTTAGTATTAGCAAATAGAGTTTTAAATGATTTGAATGAAGTAGAACTTACTTCTGCAAATTTTTCTAGCAGTAGAGGTATACAAACATCAGTTAAAAATTTTGTTAATAGAGCCTTACATGATATATATAATGAACTTGAAGAACTACCAAGTTTACACAAAGAAACATTTCAAGATACAAACGCAGGTCAAAGAGAATATGATTTACCAACAGCAGACTCTCCCCAATCAGGAGATTTGCAATGGCGTAAAATAGATTGGGATACATTCTATTTAAAACCAAAAGAATTAATTACTAATGGTGAGTTTACATCTAATATAAGCAATTGGACTACAATAGCAGGATCAGGTAGTGCAGCTTATAATAGTGGGGGTAATGGTAGATTAAGACTAAATGACTTTGCAGCTCATCAATCATTTAGCACTAGAGTTAATACAGAATATAGATTACAGATAAGAGTATTTGATTCTAATAGCACAGGACAAGCTTTAAAAGTACAAGTAGGTACTGCAGCAGAGGGAACACAAAATTTAAATACAACATTAACTGTAACAGATTTTGGTGAAGGTGAAGTATTAGATACAACCTTTACAGCAACTGCACAAACTACTTTTATAACTTTAAATAACCCTAGCACAGCTACTAATATGGATGTAGACTATGTAAGAGTTTCTAGAAACATAAGTCCCAAAAGATTAAGATATATATCTTATGATGATTATATTAGACAGTATGCAGAAAGAGATAAAACAAATTTAAGTTCTGCACAAGGTGAACCTAAATATGTATACAAAACTCAAAGTGGTAAATTAGGATTATCTCCTGTCCCTGACAGAAGCGATTATTCAATAGTCTATGAATATTTTAAAGAGCATACAGAATTATCTGCTCATGGTGATACTCCTGATTTAGATGATAGACATGCTGATTTAATTGTAACAAGAGCAAGATATTATGCATATAATCTTAGATCTGATCCTGACCATGCTATGATAGCACAAAAAGAATTTAAAGATGGTATGAAAAGATTAAGATCTGATTTAGTTACAAGACAAGAATATATGCGTGATGAAAGAGTAAATTTAAGATACTATGGTAAAGGTATAATGTAATGCCAAATACATCTCAGATTGCACCTACAGTTGTAAGTTGTTTTGGAGGTTTAGTTTTAAACAAAGATGTATTCTCAATGAGACCTGGAGAGGCTTTACAATTAACAAATTTTGAACCTGATATAGCAGGCGGATATAAGAAAGTATTAGGAACTGCAAAGTATAATTCTAATATAGTGCCACAAGTTTCTGCATCTAGTGAGATTGTAGATATGGTTGCAATATTTAATGATATAGTTTTAGCAGCTCGTGGTGGTACAATATCTCGTGCAGGAACATCAGGTAGTTGGACATCTGTAGTTACAGGTAAAAGCACAGCTAACCGTTATGACTTTGAGAGATATAATTATAACGGAACAGAAAAGATAATGATAGCTACAGGTGGTGATGCAGCTTTTAGTATAGACACTAGTTTTAATGTAGATGTAATAAATGCAACTGATGGTGGCACAGCACCTACTAATCCTAAGTTTGTAGCATCATTTAAAAATCATATGTTCTATGCAGGTATGTCGAATGCTGTATCAACTGTTCAGTTTTCAGGACCTTTTTCTGAAGATGATTTTAATACAGGTGCAGGAACTATAAAAGTAGATACAACTATAGTAGGACTAAAAGTTTTCCGTGAAGAATTATTTATATTTGGTGAAGATAGAATATTTAAAATATCAGGAACATCAAGTTCAGATTTTGTAGTTGTCCCTGTTACCAGAAAGATAGGATGTGTTGATGGTAAAAGTATTCAGGAATTAGGTGGTGACTTAATTTATTTAGCACCTGATGGTTTAAGAACAATCGCAGGTACAGAGAGAATTGGCGATGTCGAGTTAGGAACAGTATCTAAACAAATACAAGATAGAATTTCAGATATTGGTACAGACAATATCACATCAACTATAATTAGAAGTAAATCTCAATATAGATTATTTTTTCCTACAACTGCACAAACAGAAATATTATCAAAAGGTATTATAGCTGTATTAAAAGCAAACCCAGAAACAGGAACATTAGGTTTTGAATATGCAGATTTAAAAGGCATAAAGCCATCTTCTACTGATTCATTTTTTATTAGTGATGTAGAAACAGTCGTACATGGTGGTTATGATGGATATGTTTATAAACAAGAATCAGGTGGTGTATTTACTAGAGCATCTGATACAGAAACTATAAGAGGATTTTATAGGTCTCCTGATATGCCTTTAGGAGATCCTGGCATAAGAAAAAGTATGCAAAGAGCATTAGTTAACTATAAAGTTAATGAAGCTATAGACACAACAAATCAAACATTTAGATTACGATATAATTTTGATGACACTAACACACCACAACCAAACGCATACTCGTTTTCATCGGCACAAGTTGCAGCGTTTTATAATAGTGGTGTATATGGCACATCAGCTTATGGCTCTTCAGGATTCCCTTTAGAAAGAGTATCAGTAGAAGGATCAGGATTTGTCGTAGCATTTAAATTAGAAGATCAGAGTTCAAAACAAGCGTTATCATTACGAGGTTTTGAATTAGAATATGTTAATGGAGGAAGGAGATAATGGGGGCAACCTATACAAGACAAAGTAGTAGTAGTATTGCAGACGGCTCAGTAATTGAAGCATCTCATTTTAATAATGAGTTTGATCAATTATTAGCAGCCTTTGCTTCTAGTACAGGCCACACTCATGATGGGACTGATGCAGAAGGCGGTCCGATAACAAAGTTATTAGGTAACACCCTAACCTTTGGTGCAGGCACAGCAGGAACAGATATTACAATTACCTTTGATGGTGAGACTAATGATGGTGCATTAAAATGGATGGAAGACGAGGACTATTTTGAGTTCTCAGATGATATACTTGTAGCTAGCACAGAAAAATTACAATTTAGAGATACAGCAATATATATAAATTCATCTACAGATGGACAATTAGATTTAGTAGCAGATACTGAAATACAGATAGCAGCCACTACAATAGATATTAATGGTAATGCAGATATATCAGGAAACCTAGGAATAGGTGGTAATCTAACAGTTACAGGAACTACAACATTTAATGGTGGCACATTAACTCTTGGTGATGCTAATACTGATAATATTGTTTTTGGTGGAGAAGTAGATTCTGATATTATACCTGATGATGATGATAGTCATGATCTAGGATCATCAAGTAAAGAATGGAAAGATTTATATATTGATGGTACTGCATATATAGATGCTCTTAATTTAAATGGCACAGCAGTTACATCAACAGCAGCTGAACTAAACTTACTAGATGGTGTCACAGCAACGACATCAGAACTAAATATTTTAGATGGTGTAACTTCTACAGCATCTGAATTAAATTTAGTAGATGGTATTACAGCAGGAACAGTATCTGCATCAAAAGCAGTTATTGTAGATTCTAATAAAGATTTAACAGGTCTTAGAAATTTAACAATATCAGGAGACCTAACAGTATCAGGTGATGATATTACTATGGCTACAAATACTGCAGGTAATCTTTTAATAGCAGATGGTACAAACTTTAATTCTGTAGCTGTAGGTTCTTTATCAGAAATATCTTCAGTTGCTAATGATGATGTATTATTAGCAGTAGATACATCAGGGGGTGGTCTTAAAAAGATTGCTAGAAGCACACTTGTATCAGGACTTGCAACATCAGGTGCTATATCAAATGTAGCAGAAGATTCTACACCACAACTAGGTGGAGACTTAGATGTTAATGGTAATGATATTGTATCAGTATCTAATGGTAATATTAACTTATTACCTAATGGTAGTGGTAAAGTTATTATTGATTCCC